TCCTGATCTCTAAATGGATTAGTCATTGTTTCTCCTTGAGGATCCTAAGTATTTTTTTCTGTTCTTGCTCTTTTAACCAACGGTGCTCTAGTTCACCAAAGTCGGGAGCATCGGCTAATGCTTCTTCTACTATGTATTTGATAAGATAAAGATCTTTTTTACATTCGAAAGCAGTGAAGCCGTCGTTATAAGCACTAGCACATTCCCTTGATAGAGAACGCAGCTGATTGGCTATATCGGCAGCATCCCAACTTTTTCTAAAACCCATTAAGAATTTACCAGAGGTATAAAATTATCGTCTGATGTTGGTGGGTCGTTTGAAATAGCTAACATACATTTAATGTCAACTTTACGTACAGTTTTTATTCCGTCGCCGTCGTCTATCTCCATGCCCCTAGTCCAACGACCGTGTTCGACTAAAACCCATTGACCTTCTTTGACGTCTTTTTGCTCTGGGCCTATTTTGTATACCTTGCCCCAACGTGGTTTAATACCATGTACCTTACCATCGTCGGATTTTAAAATGATACCGGAACTGGTTTTCTTTTCTC